TGCAACAATTTCGCGACCTGCTTTGATGACCTCTCCTCTCCCCTTTGGGCAGTGGAATGCATCTTGCATGAATTTAACGAATGTTCCATTTACTTCTTCTCCTATAGTATCATAAAGTTCAACAACAGATTCTTTTGACCAGGGCAATGTTCCATTGTCAATGTCTTTCTTTAGTGTTTTGTATGCAGAAAAATAGCAAGAGTCTGTATCGCCATAGATAATAGCTTTACCTATGTGATCATATTCTCCTGTAACGATTTCATTCACTTTACTTGCCATGTGTTTGGCAACTTGTCTACCAGTAAGAGTTGTGCTCTGTCCGATTCTGTTATCAAAGAATCTACAGCCCACGTTAAGGATAGCACCATATAAGCTGTTAAGCAAAATCTTCTTAACTAACTGACGCTTGTCCCAGTATTCTTCTTCAATTTTATTACCAGCTGCAATACATTCTCGCAGTTTGGCCTGCATTTCTTTACGCTCTTTGTACCAACGAGCTAGTAATCCTGAAATAACTCCTTCAGTCTCATAGGTAAAGATAGTGCCATTAGCACTAATGACCCAAGGTTGATTACTTTCAAATATGAGATCGTATATTTGTGCAGCACTTAATGTATCAGACCCACCACCTTCCCAATCGATGGTAATTTCTCGAGCAACATCTTTGCTCATCACCGCGGTATATTCTAAACTTCCAAATATACCTTCCCATGCAGCCGCGAAACTTTTGCCTTTGGCCATCTCGGCTGCGATATAATCCTTAGTACCATCCTGTCGTAATTGACCAACGATGGTTTCTGGACCCATATTTAAAGCCCGAATAGCACTAGGATAGAGACTATTAATGTCAAGAGAGCCAATCCACTCATGTATACCTTTCTTTGGATAAGCAACATACGCACCTGCTGCTTGTGTTTCTGTATGCTCTTCAGCTTTCTTTCTATTAGGAACAATCATTCCTCTTCGATGAGCTTCGTTGATGATCGCCTGCTCAGTTACTGCAACTGCACCCATAGTGGTTGCTAACAGCACTGTGTTTTCGTGTGCAATCTTATTAGCGAGGTCTAAGAATTTAAGTTTTTTATCTAGTTTGTCCAACAACGCACAGTCTTGCCTGTTGTACTCAATGAATCGTTTAAAGTCATTGTTATACAACTGATCCAATGTGCCCTCGTAGACTGTTTTATTCTCACCAATCTCCATTTCACCGATGGCATCTAATCGATAAGTGTGTCGTTCTTCATAGGTGTACTTGCGATACAATTCAAGACTGTCCAAGTGTACACGACCGATAAGGTCATATGTTATCGCAGTCTTGCCGTACTTTTCATACTCACGTTTTTTAGGATACTGTCCCCATAGACAAAATCTACGTGTGTCATCTTTGCTTAAGACTTTCACAACACGATTTACAGTATAGGGAATATCGAAACCTTCCGAGTTCCATCCACTTAACACATCTGCGTCTTCGATCAAGTTTAAGAATGTATCCAACATGTCTGCTTCGTTGTCAAACAGCATGGTATTAGGGAAGTCTTCAACGTGTCGCTTGGCTTCTTCCATAGACAAGGTCTTAGGCGGAATAGCTAGACATATCATGGTCTCCATCCATTGCAGATACACAGCAATAGCAGTAATTGGCATGAACGCATCTTCTGGTGATGCGTAGCCACGTTCTGGATCGAAGTCTACTTCAATATCAAAGAATGCTATGTTGAGTTTGGGTGCGTCTACATTAAGATATTGATCTTCAAGACATCGATAGATAGGATTGATGTCTGATTCATATAATTTTTTATTGCTGTGTATAGCCAGCTCTTTGCGATGCTCTTTAACGTTTCTACTTGATACTCGTGTTAAAGGTTCGCCTTTGATCGATTGAAACTTGCCGCGGGGGTCTTGATAATAAAATAGATGTTTAGCAGGATATTCTTTGTAATGTCGTTGACCTTTGTCATCACGTTCAACCACATTGATTACATCCTGCTCTCTATCATAGAAAGCGTCTACATAACTCAATTTATTCTCCTATGCAATTTACGGCTTGCAAATACCAATTGTGCGGTTTATGGCCACGCCTACCTTCTACGATATATTTATAGCATCCTGATAAGGCCAACAGTATCTATAGTTGTTAACAAGATATAGTTAGCCAACATGCCAAACGATTTCCGAGTATAACTAGCCCAAGCATACATGGCACAACCAGTAATCCAAATAGGATAGAGTACCAATAGAGGCGGATTTGGAACAGTTGCTGCCATAGTAATTGCGCAACCAATCGAGATTGCCCAAGCCAGGACCTCAACGCAGAATCTAAACTTATTTGATCGCCAGTCATCTCGTATCCAGTCAAAAGTGGGTTTTAACAGTTCAATCATTCAGGAAGTCTTTTAGTGACACCGAGAATCATTTCAATGTCATTCCATTCTTGTTCGTGGTCTTTCCAGTTATCTTTGTGTGCGATCTTAATTGCTTTGTTGATGATGCTGGGTTTAATTTGTAGTTCTTCTGCGACAGCTTTAACAGTTTCTTTGAGACCCTCTTGGAGATCTTCTAACTCACGTAATACATTTGAGCCTTCGTTGATTAATCGCTCTAGTTTTGCTTTTTCTTCCGGACCATACATTCTTGTAGACATAAATTATCTCCTATAGAACTATTATATAGTCATAAAAAAAGCCAGTCAACCTATGACTGGCTTTTGTTTACCAAACGTAAACTGATTAGTAACCTTTGGTTGTTCCAACTTGCGACAAGAACAGTAATGCTAACAACCCCGGAATAATTAACCAAGCCGGGCCACCAAAGAATCCAGCGATCATTGCAGCAGTTCCACCTAATGCACCAGTTAGGCTAACAAGTTTTTCACCTAATGTTGCACTCTTATCCCATGCGTCTACACTACCAATAGTTCCCATACCGCTCTTTGGATCTACTTTCTTCTGACCAAAGAAATCACCAACTTTCTTTCCTGCATCTTTAATCATATCCATTGGACCTTCTTCAATGGATTCACTTGCAGCTTCTGGTTTAGCACCCAATGCCTTAGCCACTGCTTTAATATTTGCTAATGTAAAATCGTCTGATGAAACTTCTGATTTGCCTAATACCTTTTCTGCGGTTGCCTTCATCTTAGACTTTTCTTCGTCCGAAAGTTTCGATGCCATTTTAGACATCAAGACATTTTTAACTTTCTCAATCATGCCCTCAGTTAATTGGGCTCTACCTTCATTGACTTTTTTTTTACCTTCGCTCAGTACATCGTACATTTCAAATACGCCACCATTGCGTTCGTAGATTAATCCTGCATATAGAGAGGCTTTAGTACCTTCGCCTAACTTGCTGATAGCCACACGCTCGGCCCAGTTGAACAATGCTTTATCAGTAGGATCAATTTGTTGTTGACCTCCGCTTTCTTGTACTAGACGTACCATTTCTTTGAATGTTAATTTTGGTTCAAATGATTCTGCCATAACTTTTTTACGGCTAGCAAATGACTCATCTTTCTTAGATTTTTCTTCTTTCTCGGCAGTCTTGCCACTGTAGTTTTTGCCGCCGGTATGTTTAATACCTGTTGCTGTTTTTTCAATAGTTCCGCCTGTAGAAGACTTTTTCTTATCTCCTACTTTCATCTCGTCGGATTCTTTAACATCATCGTCTTTCTTAGCAAAAGGATTTACACCTTTCTTTGGACCGCCCTTCTTATCAGCAACCGCTTTCTTCATTGGCTCTTTCTTGTCGCCGTCTTTGTCCATGTCTAAGAAGTCTGGCTTAGAGCCTTCTTCCATTTTCTTTTTCTTTTTGTCAGCTTCTGCTTTCTTAGCTTCAACCATCTTAGCAAACTTGCCGCCAAAAGCTTCTGTATCTATAGATTCTTTTTTAGCTTTCTTAGCCTTAGGTGCGTCATCTTCGTCGTCCTTCGGTGCTTTGTCGCCGCCATAGTTCTTACCAGCTGTATGCTTGATACCAGTCTTGGTCTTTTCGATAGTTCCACCTGTAGATGATGCTTTCTTATCACCTACTTTCATTTCTTCTTTAACGTCTTCTTCAGCCTTTTTCTTAGCTTCTGCAACGTAGCTAGTACGACCACTTAGAACACGTAATTGTGCATCTTCGTTAAGCTGTACAGCTTTATCTAATACTGGTGCAGCGGGAGTCTTTGGGGGTGCTTCCATGCTGTCTAGTTTGCTGATGAGTGTTTTAAAATCCATTATTATCTTCCTTAGTGTGTTTCTATCAACAGTCGTGTTGACTAAACCCGTATATTATTTATCTTCGTTTGATACTTCCGCCAGTTAACAAGTTAACACCCTTTAGATCGAGCGCATTTTTTGCTGTACCGTTCTTGTTTTTTAGAGTTTTTCCGGGCGTGTTTTGATATACTGCGCCCACAGATACATTGCCAGCACTTGTAGCGCCTGCTGTTGCTGATTCTAAAATTTCACTTATTTTCATACTATTATTTATTCTTCTTAGCACGGCCTGCTTTCATGTTAGCTAGCCAGTGTGCCATCCGCTGTTTCTCGCCCGATGAATTTTTAGCAGTTTTACGTAGATCACTAACACTGGCCTTGGTATTAACTCCTGAACGTTTAGCTAGTCCTTTGCGTCCAGGTTTCTTACCATCTGCAAAGTTTTCTTTCGCTACACTGCTTTTGGGCATATGATCTCTGCCGTAGCTAATACGACTACCGATGATGGTTTCTAAGGCTACGTGAAGTGCGGATCCAGACAAATGATTTCTCAACCATTTTTCTGCTAAGTTGTTGATAATCTTTTCATTAGCATGTACACGCCCGCTGCCTTTGGTCTTATCATGCACATATGCATGATATGCTTCGTGGACAGCCACAGCAACATCTTTAGCAGCTTTGCTGTCTAAGTTGGGAATATTAATACTGCCGCCAGTTCCTGATTCTTCGGTGTCTCTAAACATCGGCGATTCGTTGCTTTGGTACACGTAATACATACCGGGTTCAACACTATCTTCGTCGTCGGTTATTCGATGTTTACCTAAGATATTTTTGATAGCATCATATGCTGTCCATAGCGTAGGAGCAGGAGCACCTCCAACTTTTGTAGTTGGCAACATGGGTTTGTCCTCGGGATCAAACTCGCCGTATCTTTGTTTTAACTCTATATCGCTAGCGTCTGCCTCTCCAACGCCGCCATCACCGCCCCCACCGTCTCCGCTATAGCCTGTGGCATATCCATAGCCGCCGTATGGACCTGGGCCGTAAGCAGCCCAACGTGTTTTCTTCTTGCGCTTCTTCTTTTCAGTGATAAACTCGTGAGCTCGCATTAAGATATCTTTGTTGGATTACAGCAATATGTTGGATCGCACCAATCGTAGGTTTGGCCAATGTCGCCTGCATACGCAAAGCTCATTCCGATCGCGTAAAAATACATGCCTGTTACAAAATTTTTAAACAGGGCTGTAGGGATTTTTTGGAGTGTCATAGCCGTCGTCCTCTGGGAATACTGGATAATTGTTTGGGTTCATACTGAAAAGCTGCTGCCGCAGCCACAGGTTGTTTGAGCATTGGGATTTTTTATAACAAATTGACTACCTGTAATATCTTCTTTATAATCAATCTCAGCACCGTTGAGATATTGCATACTCATAGCATCAACGACCATCTTCCAACTACCTACCGGTATTTCAAAGTCATCATCATTTTGAACATCGTCAAACGTGAATCCATAACTAAATCCACTGCATCCGCCGCCTTGCACGAACGTTCTTAATTTAAGATTAAGATTATTTTCTTCTGACAACAGATCTTGTATTTTTATACGAGCTGCTGGAGTTACCTCAACCATTGCTTATCTCCAAATTTTTCGTTAGTTAGATACGGCAAACTAAACCAAAGTTGAAACCATTCAGGAGTTCCTGGTCGTATATCTTGCTCGCGTTCTATTTTTCTTTTTTCAGTTCCAGAAATTGAAACATTTATGCCTTCGTAGGTTTTAAGGCCTTTAAATTCATTTATGCCTGCAAGTCTCTTGATCTGATCTAATTCATCCATTATTTTGTTGCTGGCTCGCCGGTAATATAAATTTCCCACTTCTTACCAGTGGCTGCTGACTTTCTAGCGGCCATGTCTTTTAATCTTTGAAATTCTCTTTTTTCTTCCGGACTATCTGCATACGCACCTGCTGGCCCAGGAAATACTTTCCACTTCTTACCGTTGATGTAAACAGCAAAGTTATTTCCGGGTTCTGTATTGCCTTCATCCCAATCCTCTGGATCTCTTACTCTTTCGGTCATATCTTTACTTCTATGCTTCCTATACGGGTCCATGAAATCTTTTTCCCATTTGCCTTCTTTTACAGCCCAAGCAAAATCTGTAAGTCGTCCCAGGCCGCCACCTATCTCACCAAACAAGTCAGCCAGCTTCGTTACCTCGCTGACTGTGGCACCAGTTCCGTCCTGGATCAAATCAATGATCCAATCAATATTCTCGTTGTTAATGGCTTCGTCGTATCGGTCCCAAAGTTTAGGATTTTGCACAATGCGTTCACCTAGTCTACCTAGCTTTTTGACCAGAGCAAATTCACGATCCATGGGCTCAGCATCTTCAAACTGTTTTTGCTTGTGTTTAAAGTCGCCTTGTTTTTCAGCTTTCTTTTTATCTTTGTGTGCGCCAGCACCTGCAGTTTTTTGATTCTTAGCTACAAAGTTTCTAGGTTTACTTGCTGGTATAAATTCTTTGGCTTTCATAAGGAAATTCCTCTTGATCTAATGCCGCCTTTGCTTTTGATTTTGCCTAGTTCCTCGAGAGCATGACGTATCTGTTCCATGTTCATTTTCAGTTCGTCGAACTGTCGTGCCATTAGCTGCCATTCGCCGGGGCTGGCATTCTCAGCTCGACTGGCTAGATCTTTTAATTGTCCAGCGGCACGTAGCATACGGTATTTTAATTTAGCAGGATTGGCCTTATCATGACTGTGAATCATAGGATCCATCGGATCGCTAGGGTCCATTTCGATCGGAGCTTCTTTGACCTCTTCTTTCTTTTTAGGATAGCCGTGTTTGATATCTAATGTATAACCTTGTAGTCCCTGTTTATCCAACACTCCGCTGATAAACTTTTCTGCTTCTCTAGCATTTTCAAAGCGATCACCTAAGTTATATTTTCTTATTTCACCATCTATCTTAACATAAGCGATAGTAATAGGCTTAATAGGTTCTTCTGCTGCTTGAGCAGGGCTTCCTAAAAGATTAGCAGCAGCTAATGCTGCCCCGGCCATTTTACTCTTCCACCCCTCACTAAAATCTTCTTTGATTCCCATGCCGACGCGAACAGCGTTGTAGAGTTCTTCAGCGTATTGCCCGGCGCCAGTCTTTTCAGCGAATCCTTGCAAATCTCCATCTACTGCTTTTTCTCTGGCTTTGCTTGCACTAACGCCTTTAATACCTTCGGCGCCATCTTCTCTTTCCCCGCTGGATTTAAAATCTAATACTTCAAACTTATAATACCCGTGTCCTTTACCCTCAACTCCGTTGTAATCGGAGATTAATTTTTGAAAACTAGCTAGTCGATCACTACCTGCTACAAAGGTAGCATCTCTATATCCGAGGTCATACAAATAAGAGCAGACTTTTCCAATTGTGTTAAGCCTCGGATCAACGACTAAATGATCAGCATACTTGGGATGTATTAACTTGATGAACTTGGTCTTTGTAGCGTAGTCTAGGGGATTTTCTTTTTTATCTTGGGTTTGACTTACAAAAATTTTATAGTCCCCGCCTACATCGGCCATAGTTTTAAAAACTTGTTCGTGTCCAATCGTGGGAGGGTTCATCCTTCCGAAACAGAAAGTAATATGTTTGCCACCTGTCTCGGCTTCAACTAATTCTTTAATCTTCATAGTCGCCGTGTTTAATATGTTTTTCTTGCTCGTTAGCTAGTTGTTTAGCTAACTCGATTAGTTTTTCCTTAGGAAACTTCTCACCCGGATCTGATATTTCATATTTTTTACAATATTCTTCTTTACACATTTCTAGAGGTCGTATGTAAATTTTATAAGCATTGGGATTTCCTACATGATCTTTATGTCTATCGATGGCTGGAAAGAAATGTCGATCTAACGTCTTTGTATCATTGTCGATAAAAAACTTAAGATCGCCTAACCAATCAATGTCGGGCTCGTCTTTAGGAGACCCAATAGGACTAAACATTTCTCTTAATAACATTACCAGCTCCTACAAGACCAGTATCTCGCTTTCCAACGCGGTCCTGGATTTTTGCAATTATGTCTAGCACGGAATGATTTTCTACGTGCTGGATTGGATTTTTTGATACGCATTTTCTTATCGCCAAAGTTTACCTTGACAATATTACCATTGGGCTTGCGTACATATACTTTAGATTTCTTAACATCGCCGGCCATCTTCTTACCTAATGGGACGTTGCGGCCTTGATATTCTGCTTCGTTAGCAATGCTCTCGCCGCCAACTAAGTCTCCTTGCCGCGCAGGTCGATTTTTGCTGGTGCCGTCATTGCGCCATTGTCCAGCAGGACCTTCTTTATGGCCAGCTTTTTTTCCTGCGAACGGTATACTACCCTCTTCGGCGTAGTTATTGGATTTCATATAATCACGAGCTGTGTCGATATAGTCTACAGCCTTGGTGATTTTTGCCTGCACCCATTCTGGTAGATTGTCGTCAGTATCTAATATGTCGTATAATTCTTGAGCAGCACTGTTGATAGTACGAAGATCGTCTTTGGCCATATCGCCTTCGTTGTCGTACTCGCCGTAGTTCTCTGGATCTTCCGGATCTTCTGAATGATCTTCCATTTTAACGCAGTTGTCTACAGTCTTGCCACCTTTTTGTTTGGTGCCCATGCGCTTGTAGCCTTTCCAGCAGGCCTTGCCATCGACGCCTTTCTGTTTATCTTCACGAACAACTTCTCCTTCGAGAAACATTATTCCCTGGGCACTTAACATTTCTAAAGCAGCATCGTCTAGATCAATAACAATACCGTCTTCTAGCACATCAGTGATTTCTGTAGTAATCTCGTGATCTTGAGAAAAGCTGATACCGAATGAATCACCTATTTCAAATACGCCTTTGGATTTAGCTTCTTTGTCTAGGTCAGCCTTTCGTTGAATAATAGCATCTTTGATTTCGCCGTCTGAATTAGGATCTGCCTCTAGGTCAGCCAGGGCTTTCTTTTTTGCTTCGTAATCGCCCGCAGGATCGCCGGGATTTAATGCAGTTTCGCTAACGATAGCGTCTAGTTTAGATATTAGGTCTCTCATAGTATGTTCCGTAAGGTCATACTATATTTATCGTTCAGACAGGCTTAGTGATTATAACGGATTTCGGTTATAGTACCGTTTTGTAGAGTGTATGCAGCACGAATCCACACAAATTTTCCTGTGAATGTTCTAGTTTCGTCGTTGTTTAACGCAGAACTATCTAAAACACCAATAGTAGTACCGTCAACGTCGACCCAATCGGCTTCTCCGGGATACAAAGCTAAGGTGCCTTGTATCTTAACAGTTCCGATAAAATTGTTGAATTGATAGACAACAGTATGAATGCCATCGGAGTTTTTATGATACCCAGCACCTTTCTTTTTTTCTCCGTAGGAAAAATCAGAATTCGCAGATTCTGTAAAGGTGTTTTCTAATAGTGTTATGCTTTCTATGGACATCTCTTATTTATCGGATACTACGTAATTGTAAATCCTGCCCACAACCTCACTATTCCTAAGTTTCAGCATGATTAGTGTAGCTTCGTCCTCTACTAGCACATATCTACGGTCCCAATTCCAATCAGTTTTAATAAACCAGCTCTCTACAGCCGGAGTTAGGGTTATTTTTTCATTTTGCTTCTTGATCCAATTGAGATATTGTTGTTTTCCATCACGATCACCCGACATATTATGCGGTAGCAGATATACTCTAAATTGATATCTATCATGCGGCAGCTTTTTAGAAACGATATAGTGAGTTCCATCTTTTAACAAATCCTCTGTTTGTGGATCTGGTTCAAATCTATGAACAACTGTTTCTAAAAATCTATCGGTTATGTCTTCGTAGAACTGTCGATCGTTGGTGTATATGTCCACGATATTCGATTCTACTCTCTTAGACCATATGCTAGGATCATAGGGTTTAAGAAAAGACGCCATGTCAACGATCTGTTCTTTATGATCTCGAACTTTATGACTTAGACTATAGGGTCGAGCATCATTATCGGCATTATTACAAAAATCAATGACCGTATCCATATCTCCTAAGCGAAATACAGGTGCTCCATTGACCTTTATAGAGACCTTATATAACCACTTATTGTAAAACTTTCGACTAGTCTTCTTGGTTTTCTGTGATTTCATTTTTAGATAGTTCTAACATTTTTTGAGCTTTGAGAGCTTTTTTCTCATCTTTAGTTAATGGCTTTGGAATATCTTCCACGCTAAATGCTAGTTCATCGTTTTCGATAGTTATAGTTACACGTCCGCCGTCGACTAGATCGCCAAACAATACTCGACGACTGAGGGGAGACTTGATTTTATTGTCGATGATCCTAGCCAACGGCCTAGCACCCATTTTCTTGTCGTATCCTCTTTCTGCTAACCACACTACTGCTTGTTTGTCTAAGACAATGTCAATGCCTTTGTCCTTGAGTTGCGTGTTTAACTCACTGATAAATTTCTTAACAATTTGTATAACTGTTTCTTGGCTTAGTTTGCTGAACTTAATTACTGCGTCTAGTCGATTGCGGAACTCAGGAGCAAAGAACTTTTTAATGGCTTTGTCATCTTCTCCGTCTTTGTCTAGATCACCAAAACCAATTGTGTTGTTTTCGTTGTCTCTGGCTCCCAGATTGCTGGTCATAACAAGAATACAGTTCCTGCCATCGGCCTGTTTTCCATTTGAACCAGTAACAAATCCGTTATCCATAAATTGCAATAAGATATTAGATACGTCTTGATGAGCTTTTTCAATCTCATCTAACAACAATACACAATTAGGAGTTTCTTGTAGCTTGGTAATCAGCTGACCTGCGTTATCTTCGTAGCCAACATAGCCCGGAGGAGCACCGATTAATCGAGCAACACTGTGCTTTTCCTGATATTCGCTCATATCAAATCTAACTAATGGCATACCCATCTTATCTGATAGTTGTCTAGCAGTTTCAGTTTTTCCACAACCAGTAGGTCCTAAGAATAAGAAACTGCCAATTGGTTTGTTGGGAGATTTCATGCCTGCCTGAGACACAAATATTTTGTCAAGCAATACATCAACAGCACCGTCCTGACCGTACACTGCTGCTTTCATACCCCCTTCGAGATCTGAAAGATTTTTACTTTCTTTCTGAGCAACAGTTTCTAATGGCATATTAATCATCTTGCTTAACTCATAGGTTATCTGCTCGATGTCGACGATCTGTTCTATACCTTCGGTCGTTGGATCGTCCTTGATTTTATATCTCGCAGCAGCACAATCAATAATATCAATAGCCTTGTCCGGAAGTTTTTTATCACTCATGTACTTCACCGACAGTTTAACTGCTTGTTCGATGGCTGCGTCGGAAATTTTAACATTATGATGTTTTTCGTAATACTTACGAACGCCTTTGAGAATCTTAACAGACATCTCCGGAGTAGGTTCGTCGATTGTGATTCGTTGGAATCTACGCATCAACGCACGATCCTTTTCAAAGTGTTTACGATACTCTTCCCAAGTTGTCGATGCGATTAACTTAATAACACCCTTAGTCAACACTGGCTTTAACATATTGGCCATATCATTGCTGCTTTGATTAGCAGCACCTGCACCTTGCATCATGTGTGCTTCGTCGATGAACAGGATAATCTTGCCTTTCTTTTCTAATGCAGTTAATACTGCTTTGATGCGTTCTTCAAAATCTCCACGATACTTTGAACCAGCAAGCAAGGCACTGATATCTAAAGTGTACACCTGATGATCCTGTATAAACTTAGGAACTTTCTTTTCAAAAATCTTACGTGCTAGACCTTCTGCAATAGCAGTCTTACCCACGCCCGGCTCTCCGACCATTAGTACGTTGCACTTATTTCTACGTGCTAATACCAACTGTATCTTTTCTAATTCGTCCTCTCTACCAATTACAGGATCTATCTGTCGTTGCTTGGCCTTTAAGCTAAGATTTGTACAGAACTGATTTAATATTTTGTCCATTTGAGAAACTGTCACTGGTCTACGTTCTTCCTCTACATCATCTTCGATGGTAATGTTTTCTTGAAAATACTTGATGAATTTTTCTTTAGTGACTCCACCTTTGGTTAGGAAGTAGAAACCGAAGCTGTTCTTTTCAGCCAGCACACTTATAATGACATCAGCGACTTCCATACGTTGCCGGCCGCTGAACAACACCTGTGTAAAGCATCTATTCAATACACGCTCTACACTGTTTGTTTTTTTAGGTTTGGTCTTAGGATCAGCACTTTTAATATCATTAAGATTATTTTTTAGATAATGATCTAAGTTGGTTTTGATAAAATTAGCATCGGCTCCGAACCCTTCTATTTGAGTATATGACTCTGCATCACACATGATACCAAATACTATGTGTTCTATAGTTATGTATTCATGGTTTAATTTAGATGCTATTTCTACAGATTTCTCAAAAATCAATTGTAGATTCTGACTAGGTTCTATCATTTATTTTTTTTCCTTAGTTTCTTCATTGCTAATTGTAGCTTCATACTAGACACCCTGTCAACAAAACAAATACCATCTAGGTGATCATATTCGTGTTGAAAACATTTACTGAGATACCCGTCGATCTTAATCTCATTGAGATTACCATCGCTATCCTGATACTCAGCAACGATCCATTTAGGCCTTTTAACTGTTAAAAATAATCCAGGATAGCTAAGACACCCTTCTTGATCAATGATCAATTCGCTACTGGCTTCTTTGATTACAGGATTGAACACAGCGAACGGTTTAGGAAAATCTTTGATATCATTTCTGCCCATAACAAACACACGCTTGGTTAATCCTATCTGATTAGCAGCTAATCCAATACCGCCGGCTGCTACCATAAATTCTATCATATCATTTTCTAATTGTTTGGCATCACCGTCAGTGGCAAAGTCCCATGCACTGCTGGGCTGTATAAGACTTCCGTGAGCTCCTAATTTAAAATCCATTTTTTATTTCTCTTATTTTTTGTATCTGTTCCGCGCTTAGATTTTTAGGAACAGCTATTTTAAATTTAATTAATAAATTACCTCGACTCTTAGTCCGCATATCGGGAAGACCTTCATTACGGCAACTAAGAATCGTTTCTGGTTGGGTGCCTGCTGGCACTGATATAGTTAATGTTTTGCTGTCCAGTGTTTTAATTTCTAGATCTTTTCCTAATACAGCATCCCATATTGAAAGTTCATGCTCGCAGATCAATGAGCTACCTTCTCTGAAAAAGGTTGGATGTTTTTCAACAAATACATTAACTATTAGATCGCCTGCTCTAAGATCCGGAATAGACATATCTCCCATGCCTTCGTATCTTATCTGTTGTCCGTGTTCTATTCCTGCTGGGATTTTTATATTGATGATTTTATTACGGGAGCCAGGTATGCCTATTTCTGCATTTATATCTTTGCCTTTCAATACATCTTCTAATGTAATTTGCACTTTGATATTGAGACTTTTATTCTTGCGCATAGGCCGCTGCCCAAACCCAAAATTTTCAAATATGTCTCCAAAGTTTCCTGTATTGAAATGGAATTCAAACGGGCCTTGATTAAAACCACCACCCTGCCTCTGTTGCGAATTGGGATCCCCGCCGAGGTCTATGATTTGTTTTTTCTGAGGATCGCTTAGATATTCATAGGCCTGTGATACTTCTTTGAATTTCTTTTCATCACCGCCGCGGTCGGGATGGTGCTTCATAGCCATGCTGCGATATGCTTTT